TTGATATCTTACATTATGTCTTCAGACTAATGTTTTGGGTTTGGATGATTATTGGTATTTGGTCATCTCAATCAAGTTTGTTTATATTTTTAACACTTTTACATTTACTTAGATTTCCATTCTACCATATAAGTAGAAAACTTTATATTATATGGGATAATATTTTACCAAGTATTTCTATAATTTTTATATTAATTATACTTATTTATAAGATTAAAGGTTAAATTTCTTTAGATGTTGTTCAGTTATGATGATAAATTCATAACCTTTCATATTACACCAGTTAATCATAGTCTCCCATTTGTTCTTATTCTTGTAAGCCATTTTAAGATCATACTCAAAATTTTTCAACTTCTTCATTCCATTCTCAGGAACGACTAGGTTGCCTTCATTTAAGTCTTGAACCATCTTATACTCTTTGAATGGTTTAACCTCTACAACGACTTGTTTAAGTACTCCTTCAGAGTTTCTCATCTCATAATAGAAGTCAGGATAATAACAATGTTCTTTTACTTTAGTATCACCATTATCAAAGTGAGTCATTTGATAAGGTATTCTCATACACTCAGCACCCCATTTAGTGATAGTTTTGTTATTATCTAACCAAGTCATTATCTTCTTCTCCCAAGAACTTCTATAATATACGCCCCCTTGTGTATTCAATTTAATTACTTTGTCTTTATACTTTGGTATATAGTTACCTTGATTGTAGTTAGCATTATTTGGTTTTGAATTTAACATACCTTGGATTAGTTTATTTTATATATAAAAGAAAACAGATTTCCATGGGAGAATTAGTAGATAGAATAGGATTGAGAATGTTAGTTGATGGTGATGGGTTAGCTGATAACTTCAAAAACAATTCACTTTATTTTTATGAAAAGTATCAAAAATCTGATAAAAGTGTAAAGTCTATTAGTGTTAGTGATATATTACCTGGTAATTTTTATCATTTTCATTATTTAGATGATTCCAATTGGATGAAGTGGTCTCCAATTTTTGTTACTAACTATAAAAAGATAAGCAATCAAATAATTATATTTGGTGTGAATTTTAACTTTATACCATTAGAAGTCAGAGCTTTTTTATTTGATAATTTTATGAAGGAAGAAGATTTTGAAAAAGATCAGCCATTAGCGGTTAGTTATGAGGGTATGTATGCTGAGTTAATTAAATATGGATTTGAATATGCTTTAGTCGAATATAATGCTTTACAAATTAAAATGGTACATAGAATAGAAATGAATTCTGTTCCAAGATTTTTAATTGCTGGTCATCCTAAAAATAAATACGATCCAGGTAAATTATTTAGTATATGGCAAGCTAAGTTAAAGGATAAAGATAAAAGAAATCAAGAGATTATGAATTCAACAATAGATGACTTCTATGACACTAGAGGTGAGATTAATGAAAAGTATGTTTTGTTGAAAGACCATATTAAAAGAATTCAGACCAATTTGCGAAAATATGGTAATAGATAATAATATATACTCTATAAAAATTACAATTTTAAATGAGACATTTAAGAAAATTTGAAGAACTTGATTATTCTACATATATGAGTGCTGCTGATAAAATGGCTGGATATGGTCAAGTTAAGAAAGCAGAAGAAGTTAAATCACATGCTAAAAATATGGCTATGATGCTTATTAAAAATATGGAGTTTGATATTTTAGTTGGTAATGTTAAAGAATTTCCAATGGCAAAATTTCATACCGCTAGAATATTTAAATCAGGAACGGCTTGGACTCTTCAAGTTATGTTTGAATCTAATGGTGGTTATACTCATAGTGTAATGTCTAAGGCTACACCTGAAGGTGAAATTAGTTGGCAAGAAGGTAATAAATTTATGAATAGAAAATCTACAATTAAATTTAATCAACTTATTGAACAACTTTGTCTTTTTCAACCAGATTTTGTTGGATACTTAAAAGAGTATAACTTAAATTCTGGAGATCTTAAATTAATACAAAGAACTTATTATTTATAATCTATAAAAAACCTACTGACACCAGTAGGTTTTACTCTTTTTGGAGGGACTTTAGATTTTTAATATATAAACGAAATACTTATTAATAAATGGCATCATATAATCAATTTACCGCAGGTTCAGGTCAAACAAATTTCGCCTACACCAACAGTGCTGTTGAGAATAAAGGACTTTTTAATAGAATTTTAAGAGGTTTATCATCATATGGTATGAACTATGATGATATGATTGTTAGAAATCAAGTGGGTATTGGTATTAACGAAGATCCATATGCGGCTAGAGGTAACTCAATGTATGACTTCTTCTCTCAAAGAGCCGTAGCTTCTGTCTTAAATAGAAAATCAATTCCTTACTTAGATAAAGCTTATGGTGATAAAAGAAGAATTTTAAGAGAATATTCAATTAAAGATGAAATTAGAGACTTTATTAGTTCATTAGCTGATGAAAGTATTGTTTATAATGATGAAAGAGATTTCTGTTCTCCTAAGCCTTTATCAAATGATTATTCACAAGAGATTAAAGATAAGTATCAAGAATATTTTGAAAAGATTTATAATAAGTTTGGATTCTCAGATAGTATTACTGCCTGGAATATGATGAAAGACTTTTTAATTGATGGTTATTTAGCATTAGAAATTATCTATGATGATAAGAAAAAGAATATTATTGGTTTTAACAGATTAAGACCAGATACTTTAGTTCCAGCATTTGAACCATCCATTGGTCATTTATGGATTCAGTTTCCTGAAGATCCTCAATTGAGAAGAATCTTCTTAGACTCTCAGTTAGTTTATATTTCTTATTCATCTCAAAATGATTATTCAGAAACATCTTATGTAGAAGGTTTAATTAAACCTTATAACCAATTAAAGATTCTTGAGCAAACAAGAGTAATGTTTAACATTATTAATGCTACAGTTTATCAAAAGTTTACTATTCCTATTAAAGGTTTATCAAGACAAAGAGCTGAAGAACAAATTGGTCAATTAATCAATGATTATTCAGAAGAAGTTGAATGGGATGATTCATTAGGTACATTAACTATCAATGGGGCTAAACACTTACCTTATAATAAACAAATTTGGTTCCCTGAAGGAGATGCTGGTACACCAGCTATGGAATTAGTTTCACCTGAAGGACATAACTTAAATGAGTCGGATATGTTGACTTGGTTCTACAATGCCCTAAAAAGAGCTTCTAAGATTCCTTTCCAACGTTTTGATAAAGAAAATGGTGGTGGTAACTTAATCAATGACTCGGCTGATATGACGAGAGATGAGATTAAATTCTACAACTTTATTAATAGATTAAGAGCTAACTTCAAAGAACTTATTGTTAAGCCTTTAAAACTACAAATGTTAATTGAGTTTCCTGAGTTGAAAGAAGATGAGATTCTTATGAATCAAATTGATATTAATTTTAACTCGAATCAAGTATTTGAAGAATGGAAGAAATTAAATAACTTGGCTAAGAAAGCAGAAATATTTGGTACTTTAGTTGGAATTATGAATGGTGAAAAACCTTACTTCCACGTTGAGTATTTAATTGATAATGTATTTAAATTGACTCCAGAAGAAAAAGCCGAAAATCAAAAATACTGGGCTAAAGATGCTCTCGGTGTTGCTGGTGGTGGTGCGGCTGCCGCTGGTGCTGAAGGTGGTGCTCCTGCTGAAGGTGCTCCTGCTGAAGGTGGTGAGGCTCCAGCTGAGGGTGGTGAAGCCGCTCCTGAGGCACAAGCCGCTCCTGAGGCACAAGCCGCTCCTGAAACTCCTCCTGCTGAAGGTGGTGGTGAATTTGAATTCTAAAACTTATATAAAAAAAGAAAACCTCTCAAAATTTGAGAGGTTTTTTTATGCTGTCATTTTCGGATAAATAAAGTAGAAGGATTTAACTTGATTATCTACTATGTTTTGTTTGAGTTCTAGTTCAACTTCTGATTCAATTAAGTCTCTAATAATTTTCCCCCATTCAGTGGTCATTGTTTTAATTGTTACTTCTAATTCTAAAACATTGTTACCTTTGAGTATGAATTTCATAAACTTTATTGATGATGATGCTTTTTTAAGAACATCGTAATCATAAGCATCATCTACTACAACATTTACATACATAACACCGTGAGCGTGACCAGATATATCTAAAGTAAACTCAATTTTTTTATCTTCTAAAACAGAGTTTAATTTAATCTCTCTTTTATATTCAGACCAATTATTAAAATTAGATAATAATTTCTCGTATTGTTCTAAAGTATTATTATCTAATTCAATATTAAAAGACTTTGTTACACTCCACCCTTCCATTTACAATATTGTAAAATCTATCTGTTTTCTTTCTAAGTCTACTGATTTAACCACAACTTTAAGAGGATCGCCTAGTCTTATTTTATCACCACTTTCACTTGTTATAGTGTAATTAGTTGTATCAGCTGACCATTTACCTTCAAGAGATTGATATCTAACCATTCCTTCGCATTTACTTTCAATCAATTCAACATACATACCCCAGTCAGTTACGCCTGAAACGATACCATCAAATACTTTTCCAATCTTATCTAAAAGATATTCAGCTTGTTTGTATTTAATAGAATCTCTTTGAGCCTTAGCAGCAACTAACTCTCTAGCAGAACACCATTTAGCTTGTTCTTCAATCTTACCAGGATTACCTTGAGTTTTCTTATCTAAGAAATCAAGTAATATTCTGTGTGTGATTAAATCTGGATATCTACGAATCGGTGAAGTAAAGTGAGAATAGTGAGTAAATCCTAAACCATAGTGACCAATGTTCTTAATTGTGTAAGTTGCTTTAGACATACATCTAGTTACTAAAGTTTCAATCATATTTTCTTCAGGAGTATCTTTAATTTCTTTTAGTAAATTATTTAGAGTTTTTTTAATTTCAGTTGAATCATCATATATCTCTATATCATATCCAAAAGTTTTACAAACACCAACTAAAGCATTTAACTTTTCCATATTTGGAGTATCGTGAACTCTATATACATTTGCCCAACTAGCCTCTGATAAAGTCTTAGCAACTGACTTGTTAGCCAATAACATAAATTCTTCAATTAACTTGTTAGCTTCTTTTTGTTCTTTGAAATAAACACCAATTGGTTTCTTATTATCTTCGGCTAATTTGAATCTTACTTCAATACCACCCATTTCAATAGAACCTTCTTTAATTCTTTTCTTTCTAATTTTTCTAGCTAAAGTATCAAGTAATCTAATCTCAGTTGAATAATCACCGTCATTTCCTTCAATGATTTCTTGAGCTTCTTCATAAGCATATCTTCTATCAGAGTGAATAACTGTTTTGCCTTGCCAAGTGTTTAATATGTTACCTTCATTATCTAAAGTAAAGATAACTGAGAATGCCAATCTATCTTCGTGTGGTTTCAATGAACATATACCATTACTTAAACGTTCTGGTAACATTGGAACACATCTATCAACTAAATATACTGATGTAGCTCTTTTGAAAGCCTCATCGTCTAATTTAGTTCCTGGTTTAACATAGTGTCCTACGTCGGCAATGTGAACTCCTACTTCAATTTTATTATCACTTATTATGTTAACTGAAAGGGCATCGTCAAAATCTTTAGCATCAACTGGGTCAATTGTTAAAGTAGTAACACCTCTCATATCTTTACGAGATTTAATTTCTTTTTCTGTAATAACTTCAGGTACTAAGAAAGATTCATTGATGACATCTTGTGGAAATTCAACAGGTAGTCCATATTCAATCATAATTGAGTTCATTTCCGCGTTGTTATCTCCGGAATTTCCTAAAACTCTTGTTATTTTTCCTTGTGGTGATTTAGTATCCTCCCACTTTATTAATTCGACTACAACTTTTTGGTCGTGTTCGGCTTTTAATCCGCCTTTAATATAAAAGTCTACTGGAATTTTATTGCTATCTGGAACAACAAATGTAGTTTTCTTCCCAATTTGTACTTTTCCAACAAACTCTGTTTTAAATCTTGAAATAACTTCAATAACTTTTCCTTCTAACTTTTTTTCAGCTTTGAATATCTGAACTTTTACTTTATCTAAATGTAATGAGTTAGTCGTGTTTTTCTTGTAAATGAAGATTTCTTTATCTTCTACTAATAAGGATGCGTTACCACTTGTTGAGAATTCAATCTGTCCTTCGTAAACATCCCCTTCTTTTAATTCTATCATATAGGTATTCTATTTAAGAAACCTCATTTTGTTTATCTCTTTTTGATATATTATCTACACCATACTTCTCTATAAGTGTATTTTTCATCTTACTAAGTACCTTTTTATTCTGTATTGGATAGTCAACTCCAAAGTTTTTTCTTAATGTTTCTTTTCTTTTTGATTCAGAACATTTTCTACAATAATATTCTCCAAAGTTGTTATCATATTTAACATAGTTTTTGAATATTACTTCTTTTTCGATTCCACAACCGTCACACTTACATTTTATTTTATAATGTGATCCTTTTGACATTAATTCAATTGGTATTTTAATAATCTCTCCAATTGCTACATCATATCCTAAATCATCATAGTACTGATAATTCGACTCATTAATTTTTATCTCTATCTCTCTTGTAAGGATCATAAAAAACCGCTCAATTTCTTTTATTTATTAAAAATCACTTCTCTCCTCCATGGTTTTATACATGTTAAACCCAGCCTGAAACCTATCACTACTATAAAAAATCCACGTTGAAAAAAAGACGGTTTCTTACTGATTATATATACTCTATATTTTAAAAAATAATAAACTTAAATGAAACCAGTATTAATTATAGAAAATTCACAAAACTCTCTTATTAGAGAGAATAATGGTTCTACTAAGAAGGATTATATTTTAGGTGGTACGTTCACAGAGTTCGGTGTTAAAAACCGTAATGAGAGAATTTACACTGCTGATAAATTTCTTCCAGCTTTAGATGAATTAAATGAAAGAATGAGCAGTTTAGGCGTTGTTTACGGTGAGTTTGATCACCCAGATGTTTTTGACACATCTCTTTCTAGAGCATCACACATTATCACAAAAGCTAATTATGTAAAAGAATCAAATTTAGTTAATGGTGAAATTAGATTACTAAACACTTATTGGGGTAAAGAAGCAAAGGCATTAGTTGATGACGGATGTCCTGTTTTCGTTTCTTCAAGAGCGGCTGGTATCACTGAATCAGA